AGTCGACGCACACTTTCGCAATATTCGGAGGGGGGGCTAGGGCTTTGTTCGACCTGCCCGCATGGGCCTAAAGGAGTGAGCCGCATGGCTACTAGTGGAAGACCTGTCGGGCGTCCGGCTAAACCTGTTGAGGTGAAGCGGTCTCTGGGTAATCCGGGGCATCGACCTTTGCCTGCCGCTCCGATGCCGGGTGCGGGTCTCGCGCCTGCGTTGTCTGTTCCCTTGGCTCCGCCTTTGGGTGTTGACGGGCTGGACTTGTGGGAACGTGTGTGGGTTGCGGGTCGCCCGTGGCTTTCTGCCGAGGCTGACTACCCGCTTATCGTGATGCTCTGCCAGGCGCAAGATGAGGCCGAGAGTATTCGGCGGGCGTTGGCGGATGGTTCCGAGGATCGTTACTACGTCGCAAGCAACGGGCAGAAAGTAACGTCCCCTTATGTGACGCAGCTAAAAGACTTGCGCGCACAGATTACGGGTTGGCTTTCGTCGCTGGGTTATTCGCCGACGGATCGTTCTCGTCTTGGTCTTGCCGAGGTTCGTACCGCTAACGAGCTCGACGAGTTACAGTCTCGTCGGATTGAGCGTCGGTCTAAGGTCACGGACTAACCGCCATGCTTTCCGCGCCCGCTACTGAGTGGGCTCCGGCGTGGTCGGTTCCGTCGCTTTCGGATGAAACCCGCGGGGGCGACGTCACAGATTTCGCGGCGACGCTTATGACGGCGTCGCGCGGCTTTCGTGCCGGTGACGCGCTGAACTTTACGGCATGGCAACGATGGCTCCTCGACCGACTTTTGGAAACAAACGCGGACACCGGGTTGCTTCGTTATCGTCGTGCGCTCGTCCTTCTCCCGAGAAAGAACGGAAAAAGTTTGCTCGGGTCGGCTCTCGCCGCCGAACATCTCGTCTATGGACAGCAGGGTGCCCAATGTTTCTCCGCGGCGGGCGATCGCGCGCAGGCCCGAATCGTTTTCGGCGAGGTGCGTAATCAGATACTCGCTAACCCGACACTCTCGAACGTCATCAAGGTTTACCGTGACGCTTTAGAGAACCCGGCAAACGGGGCAACGTATCGGGCTCTTAGCGCGGACGCCTCACGCGCTCACGGTTACGCGCCGTCTCTCGTCATCGCGGACGAACTCCACGGCTGGGCGTCCACACCGTCGAACACTCGCGGGGACGAACTCTGGGAAGCGCTCACCACCGGCTCCGCCGACCGACCCGAAAGCCTCGTCGTCGGAATCACCACGGCGGCGGGCAACACGGACACACTTCTCGGACGTCTTTACGAGTACGGGAAACGCATCGCCGAGACGCCCACCGACTCCCCAGACTTCGACCCGTCTTTCGGCTTTTGGTCGTGGGAGGCATCCCCAGAGGATGACCCAACAGACCCGCAAGTGTGGCAAAAGGCTAACCCCAACCTCGCCGAGGGGCTTCTCGACGTGAGCGACTTTGAGGCCGCTATCGCGTCCGCCGGTTCGTCCGGCTTCGCAGGCTTTCAGCGTTACCGCCTAAACCAATGGGTCCGCCTGGCGGGTGAAGACTTTGTCTCGCCGCACTTTTGGGCGGAGGCTAAACGCGACGAGGGCATCCCCAAGGGTGCCAGTATCTGCGCGGGTTTCGACGGATCGGTTAGCGGCGACGCGACGGGGCTCGTCGGGGTTGACATTCAGACCGGAACTTTCAAGGTGCTCGCCGTGTGGGAGCCCGACCCGCAAGACCCCGAGTGGACCGTATCCCGGGACGACGTCAACGCCGCCATCGAGAAAATGTTCGAGGAGTACGACGTGCGGATGTTGTGGGCCGACCCGTCGTTCTACGAACCGGACGTCCTCACATGGTCCCAACGGTGGAGGCGTCGCGTCGAGCGTATCCCGCCGACGAATCACCGCGTCGCCCCAATGGCTCAACAGTTCATCGCCGACCTCGTCGCCCAAGAAATCGGGCACGACGGCGACCCACGGCTACAAAGGCACGTCCTAAACGCGGTCGCCACCGAGGCCGGTTCATTCAAGAAAGAGAAGAAGGCGTCCCCTCGAAAGGTTGACCTCCTCGCCTGCGCGGTCCTCGCTAACGGAGCGAGACACGCTACTAAAGACCGCGCACCTATGCCACGAAGGGCGACCATCTTATGACGCTAAGCATCGACGAGCTCGACCTCGTTACGCACCTGCGTAAAAAACTTACGCGCCACGACGCTAAGAACGCGGAACTCGAACGCTACTACGAGGGCAAGAACCGCCTCAAAGACATGAGAATCTCCATTCCGCCGCAGTTGTCCGAAGTCAACTCTGTCGTCGGCTGGGCGGGAACAACCATTCAGGTCTTGGAAGAGCGCCTCGACTTTGAGGGTTACATCGCCCCCGACACGCTCGGCCTACAGGACATTTACCGCGCCAACGATCTCGACGTAGAGTCCGGACTCGGGCACATCGACTCCCTAGTCTTTGGCACATCCTTCGCCGTTGTCGGTGCAGGCATGGAGGGCGAGGCTAACCCGCTTATCACCATCGAGTCGCCGAAACGTATGACGGGAATCTACGACCTCCGTCTGCGTCGCATGACCGCCGCCCTGTCACTTCACCGCGACTACAACGGGACGCCGGAGTCCGGCGCGCTCTACCTTCCTAACGTGACGATCTACCTTCAGTTCGTGAAGGACGTCCCGTTCGACGTTATGCGTGACGAGCACAACATGGGACGCCTGCCGGTCGTCGCAATCGTCAACAACCCGCGCTCGTCCGACCCTCACGGTCGCTCAGAAATCACGCGCGCCGTCCGGTCGTATACGGACTCGGCGATGCGAACGCTCCTCGGTGCCGAGGTTGCCCGCGAGTTCTATTCCGCCCCGCAGCGTTACATCCTCGGAGCAGACGAGGACGTGTTCCAAGACTCCGACGGCAACAACCTCGACCCGTGGAAGGTTTACCAAGGTCGACTCTTGGGCATCCCCACGAACCAAGACGGGCAAATGCCTGTCGTCGGACAGTTCGCCGCCAACGACCCCCGCCCCTACTTCGACCAGATTCGCGCCTACGCAACACTCCTCGCCGCCGAGACCGCCATCCCCGCGTCCTACCTTGGATTCCAGACCGACAACCCGTCGAGCGCGGACGCCATCCGCCAGATGGAGGCGCGACTCGTCAAACGTGCCGAACGTAGGCAGAAACAATTCGGGCGCGCATGGACTGAAGTCGCACGTCTCGCCCTACTCGTGCGCGACGGTGTCATCCCACTTGAGGCCGACCTCATCCGCCCCTCATGGCGTGACCCGTCGACACCAACCCGAGCCGCTGCCGCCGACGAAGCGGTCAAGCTCATCGGTGCCGGTGTGCTGCTCGCAGATTCCGAAGTTACCTACAACCGCATCGGTCTAAGCGACACCGATAAGCAAGTGCTCGCGACCGAGAAGGCCAACGCCCAGGCGTCGCAACTTGTCACGAACCTTATCACGGCGAACCAGACGGGCGCGGTGCAGTAATGCCCATCCCCGAGGCGCTTATCCGCCGCGGATCAAAGGCTCAAGCCGCTATCGCCGAGCTCGCCGGTAGCACGGCGGCGAAGGCTCTGCCGGACTTGTCAAAGATTGCACGGTACGAGGCCGGGGGAGTGCTTCGCACCATTGCCACGGGAACGGTTAGCGCCTTCGGGCAGGCGTCCACGGCGACCGGTGTGCAGACTTACGGCGAGTTCCAGAACTGGGCGGCGTCTAGCGGGTTGCTAAAAACGAAGTACGCACCGAGCACGTTGTCGGGTTTTGGCAAGAGCGTCCCCGAGATTGTTGACCCGCTCGTCGGGCGGTCTATGGCGGCACACTCGCAAGGTTTGTTCGCCGAGGCGGCGACGTTCTTGGTCGCGGGAATTAGTCGCGAGGTGACGAACCTTTACCGGCAGACCATCGGCGAGAACTCGTCTAGAGACCCGAATGTCACTTGGTACCAGCGGATCGCCTCCGCCGACGCCTGCGCGTTCTGCGCGTATATTGCGGCAGTTACTGAAAATACCCAATGGGCGGACGATGACGGGTACCACGACCATTGCGGTTGCACTACCGCCCCCGTCTTTGAGAAAGATGGCGGGTTCCGCCCCGACTTTTACGACACCATCGACTCCGATATTGCCAACGCTAAGTCCGAAATAACCGACCTCTACAACGCAGAGCGGCCCGCCTGGCAAGCCCAATGGCAAGCGTCCGGCGGGCGCATGGGCAAGAACCTAAAACGCGATTTCTTGAAAGCGTTCCCCGAGGCCGCGACCAATACGGAAAACATTCTCGCGCGCATCCGAGCAAACACGGGGCGCGCCTAAACAGACTTCCCGACGTCCTGTCGGAGAGATAGCCGCACGGCTAGACAACTATCCCGCATGGGAGAAGGAACCGCTATGAGTGACGAACTCGAAACAGTAACCGAGCCGACCCTTGAGGTTGTCGCCGAGCCCGAGGCCCCGCAGGGGGAACCGGTCGACGCTACCGATTGGAAGGCAGAAGCCCGGAAGTGGGAGAAGCGCGCGAAGGACTCAAGTGCCGATCGCGAACTTGCCGCCAAGTGGCGGGAATACGAGGAGGCTCAGAAGCCCGCGCAGGAGCGCATGGCTGAAGAGCTCGCCACCACGAAGGTCGAGGCAGAATCCGCACGGGTCGCGCTTCTTCGCTACGAGGTAGCAGCCGAAAAGAACATCCCATCCGAGGCTATTCGTCTCCTAACGGGGTCCTCGCGCGAGGAACTCGAAGAGGCGGCGGACGCTCTCGTCGCACTAATGGCGACACAG